TGGATGTTCCTACACTCATAATTGGAAGAACGGATTCTCTTTCAGGAGCATTATTGCAAAACGATGGTGATTCAAATGACCACAAATTCATAACAGGAGAAAGAACCAAAGAAGGTTTCTATAAAGTAAAGCCGGGAATGGATCAAGCAGTTGCGAGAGGACTTGCATATGCACCTTACTGTGATTTACTTTGGATGGAAACAGCGGTTCCAGATATTGGAGAAGTAACAGAATTCGTAAAAGATATTCAGTCTGTATTTCCCAATCAAATATTTGCATACAACTGTTCTCCGTCATTCAACTGGAAAGCAAAGTTAAGTGATACTGAAATTATAAACTTCAAAGATGAATTAGGAGAGTTAGATGTTAAGTTTCAATTCATAACTCTTGCAGGATTTCATTCCTTGAACTATAGTATGTTTGAGTTGTCTGAAAATTATCGTGACAATGGAATGTCGGGATTTGTTGATTTACAGGAAAAGGAATTTGCAGCTCAGGAAAGAGGGTTTACTGCTGTCAAACATCAACGTGAAGTTGGTGCTAGTTATTTTGATCAGATAGGACAAGTTGTAACAGGAAGTTCAAACCTTAGTGCTATTGAAGGTTCGACTGAAGAAGAACAATTCTAATGGCTAAGGTAAAACAACCCAACCCAATTTCTGAGGGATGGGATGCTTATCGTAAACTTGTTGATAATGAACTAAAAAAAAAGTCGAAACACATACGATGGTCAGTTGGCCACACATAAAATGTTTAACTCATAAGGATTGTCATCTAGATTCTTTTTATCCAGGCAAATTGTATCGTGCAATGAAAATGGAAAGAGATGAAGATGGTTGTCTTAGATTAGTTAGAGAGAAATAAAGAGTGTTGTGTGCTAGTGCGAAAAGATGACAACTTTTCAACATCTAGACCGGCGAAATTCGTCATTCGCTCAGTGAAACTCCTGCAAAGGGAGTCCATAACTTATTATGTAATACTATTAATAGGGGGGCTCGGAGGGGGGAGCTTGCACTCTTTTTTCTTGGTTGAGTTTTCTTGTATGGTGTGGAGGTTCTGGTGTTCAAATAGTTTTTCTAAATCAGTAAAAATTATATCACATTCAAAACAGGAACACCACCCGTTTTTTTCCCAAAATTTTACATTATAAAATTGTTCTACTCTAGTTGTAGGGTCTGACATTTTAAGGAATTTCTTTTTTATTTATATAAAATTGAAACTATATAATTCATGAAAGTAAGTAAGAAAGCAAAACTTATTAAGAAGGTGCAGAAGATGGAAATGTCAAATCCGTTATTTCAAACAATTTTGGGCCTCATCATATTTTATTTTGGCCTGAAACTATTTTCGGGTGGTATGAAGTCAATGGGAAACATTGGCCATCTTGAATGGTTTTTGGGAAATCCAATTTATATGTTTTTCGGAGCAATTGTATGTACCCTCCTATGGCAATCTTCATCACTTACTACAACTGCTGTGATAGGACTCGTTGCTTCAGGCGCATTACCACTTCCGTCTGCGATTGCAGCCATATTAGGAGCAAACGTAGGAACAACAGGAACGATATGGATTGCAGGAATATTAGTGAGTGATGGTATCCCCACAGGAATCACAAAACAGGTTGCACTTGTACATACAGGAGTGAATACAGTTATGGCAATTGCGTTGTTGCCATTTGTACAACCGATTGCAAGATTTATATCTAAATATTGACTTGACACTTGTTGCATAAATTGTTATAATAATAGGAGAAAGTGAGAGAATAATCTCTTACATAATTAAAATATGAATAAAGAAATAATATGATTTCGATTAAAGTAAAACGTAACGAAAATATGAGTCGAGTATTAAGTAAATTTAAGGCCGCAGTCATGGCAGAAGGTATTATGAAAACACTCAAAAGTAAATCTCATTTTGTAAAACCTTGTATCCGAAAAAGATTAAAAAGTGAAGAGGCCGCAAGACAACGGAAGAAGGATGAAATGAAACTCATTCGTCAGGCACAAAATGAACAAAACGAATGGTATAGATGACAACAACGTTGTTGATCTAGATGCATTCCGTAAAGAAAAATATACTCTTAATATTCGTGTAGGTGGTTATTACACAAACCTAGAAATGGGTGTGTATCTCCATGTTGTCGGTATAACTGAACCGATGCACACAAAAGAAGCAGAACAACACTTCATAGTCGAAGATCATTTCGGAAATATTGTTACTTTTCGTATAGATGATCCCCCACCTGGCTTTGTTGTGTCCAATATGAATGAATTTGCTGCCGCAGCAATGGGGATTTCAGATTCGGATGACCCCCAAGTGTCATAATTTATAAATAATTAACGAGGGTTATGGAGGGAATATTCTGATAGAAGATTCCTTGAATCTTTTTCGTACTTCCTTCTCCCCTCAATAAATTGTCATACCTACCTTAGAAAAAAATAAAATTTTGTAATAATAATGTTACGATTCAAAGAATATCTTTCTGAAGCAAAAGAAGGTAAAAACCTTCATTTAGAACACCTAGAAGACGAAGTACTGAACAATGGCATCAATGGAACCAGAGGTGCGATTAGTTTCTTACAATCTTTACGAGATATGTTAGCAGGAAATGCTAGTTCGGGTGTTAATATAACTGTCAAGTGGGATGGTGCTCCAGCAGTCTTTGCAGGAACCAATCCAGAGAATGGAAAGTTCTTTGTGGGAACCAAAGGAATTTTCAAAATGGGAGGAGCCAAGAAAGTAAATTATACACACGATGATATTGATAGAAATCATTCTGGTGGTCTTGCTGACAAACTCCATGTTTCGTTGGATGAACTTTCAAAGGTGGGCATCAAGGGGGTCTTACAAGGTGATATAATGTACACGAAAGACGATCTACAAACCAAAACAATTGATGATGAATCGTATATTATATTCCAACCAAACACAATCGTTTACGCAGTTCCACAAAATTCACAACTCGCCTCAAAAATCAAATCATCTAAAATGGGAATCATCTGGCACACTACTTATAGTGGTGATACGATGGAAGGTATGAAAGCCTCTTTCGGAGTTTCAGACAGTGCATTCAAAGAAACAAAATCGGTCTGGCAAGCAGATGCATCGTTTACGGATACTTCTGGTTCTTCTACTATGACAAAAAAGGAAACAGAAGAAGTAACGAAAATTCTCAGTCAAGCAGGAAAGAAATTTCATGAACTAAAAAAGGAAGTTCTAAACACGATTGCGAAGGAAGAACGCATTGGAATTTTGATAAAGACATATGCAAACAAAATGATAAGACAAGGACAGAGAATTACAAATCCAAGAAACCATGCAGCTGGAACGATTGCAAGTGCTTATGATAGGTTGAAGCATGATGTAGATAGAGTGAAGACAGACAAAATGAAGAAAGTAAAACAAGAAGAAATGGATCGTCATGTGAAATTTTTGAGAAGTAATTCATCTCAGTTGGTTAAAATATTTGAAATGCAAAATTTACTCATCGATGCAAAAATGTTGATTGTTCGTAAATTGGAAAAGATTAAAGGAATGACAAAAACTTTTATTAAAACTGATTCTGGATATGATGTTACTACGCCAGAAGGTTTTGTTGCAATCGATACCATGAAAGGTAATGCAGTCAAATTGGTTGATAGACTCACTTTTTCACTTAATAATTTCACTGTTGTAAAAAATTGGGATAAGTAATGGCAAAAGATTTAAAGACAGCAGTATTTTGTTGGGGAAGGTTCAATCCTCCAACGATTGGCCACGGAAAGTTGTTGGATGCACTTATTTCTGTTGCGAAGAGAAAAGGTGGTAGAAATAGTGATACTTTTGTTCTTGTAAGTCATTCGGTAGATCCAGAAAAAAATCCTCTGACAAAGGAACAAAAAGTATTTTATTTGAAAAAAATGTTTCCCAAACAAATGAAGTATTATGATGTGGAATTGAACAAGAAGAAATTGTTTCTTCGTCTTATTGCAATTATTTTGAACAAGTATTATGAAAGATTAATTATGGTTGTTGGAAGTGATAGAGTTAGAGAGTTTCAAACTGAATTGGATAAGTTCAATGGTGCAACTGGTGATGATGCGCCTCTCAAGGGAACATCTTATAATTTCAAGGAAATTGAAGT